GTCTCACTGGCCCACAAGGACCACAAGGAGAACAAGGCACAACAGGGTCAGTTATTACAGTGCCCGGCCCACAAGGTGATCAACACCCAATAGGTTTAACTGGACCACAAGGCCCTACGGGACCTACAGGGGCAACTGGACCTACGGGACCTACGGGACCTACAGGTGCAACAGGTGCAACAGGAGCAACTGGAGCAACGGGGGCAACTGGCCCACAAGGAGTTGAGGGAGCAATTGGTGCTACAGGTGCCCAGGGTGCTACAGGACCAATGGGTCCAACTGGCCCACAAGGACCACAAGGTGATACTGGACCTACAGGGGCAACAGGTGCAACTGGCCCTAAAGGCGATCAAGGCAATCCAGGGGCAAGTGTACGTATCCTAGGCGAAGTTGCTGATCAATCAAGTCTCCCAACTAACCCTACTCCTACAATCGGAGATTCATACATTGTTATTGCCGATGGAAATTTACATACATGGACTGGTAGCGTATATCTTGACGTTGGACAAATCGTAGGCCCGCAAGGACCGCAGGGCGAAACTGGTGCCACAGGACCACAAGGACCACAAGGTGATACAGGACCACAAGGAGCTACTGGCCCACAAGGTCCTAGTGGCATGACAGGGATGACGGGAATGACAGGACCGCAAGGTGCTACTGGCATGATGGGACCTACTGGCCCAACTGGTGCCACAGGACCGCAAGGCGATACTGGCCCTACAGGACCACAAGGCGCTACAGGCGATACAGGACCGCAAGGCCCACAAGGCGATACTGGCGCTACAGGTGCCGCAGGATCTGATGGCGCAGACGGCAAAACTGTGTTATTTGGCTCAGGTGCTCCAAATAACAGTCAAGGTACAGACTTTGACTTTTACATCAATACCAGCAACAATTACATCTATGGTCCTAAAATAATGGGCTCTTGGCCTAGTGGTATATCGTTAGTAGGACCGCAGGGTGAAACTGGTGCTACAGGTGCCCAAGGTGCCACTGGTTCTACAGGACCGCAAGGAGCTACCGGCCCACAAGGAGCTACAGGTGCTACAGGAGCTGCTGGTACTAACGGAACTAACGGATTAGGATATAACGGACTTACATCTACATCATCAGTTTCTATCGGATCAGGGTCCAAGACATTTACTACAAACCTAGCATCCACTGCAACTGCGTTTGCTGTTGGACAATATATTAGAGTGTTTAGTTCTAGCACGCCATCTAACTATATGGCAGGTACTATTACATCTTTTAGTAGCACTACTTTAGTTGTCAGTGTTGACGCAACTAGCGGATCTGGTACTATATCAAGTTGGACATTTGTTGCTTCGGGTGTAAAGGGCGATACAGGAGCCACTGGAGCTACAGGTGCTACCGGCTCTACAGGCGCTACCGGCCCAGCAGGTGCCGACGGCATAGACGGTACTAATTATTCAACAGTATCTGAGATTCAAATTGGTACAAACGCTGGCAGCGGCGTTCTAGGTACAGGCGCAATAGCTATAGGTTTATATGCTGGCAGTACTACTATGGGAGAAAACGCTGTAGCAATCGGTGCAGGCGCAGGTACAACGCAAGCCAATGGCGGCGTTGCTATCGGAAGTGGCGCGGGCCGAACTCAAAATCAAGACGGTGTTGCTATTGGTACAGAAGCAGGCCGAACTCAAGGGCTTAGAAGTGTTGCTATAGGGTGGAAAGCTGGATATAACCAAACAGGCCAGTATGCGGTCGGTATTGGAGCAAATGCCGGTTATAGTCAAAGCGCAAGCAGTATTATTCTTAATGCCGGCGGTGGAGTACTAGGCGACGGCGGCACCGCGGGGCTATTTGTAGATCCAGTTAGATCGGATACTAGTTCGTACACGTTATATTTTAATCCAACTTCAAAAGAAATAACATATGGGGCAGCACCTAGTGGCGGCGGTGGCGGCACTGATTACTCTTCGGCATCTAAACTTGCTATTGGTTTAGGAGCCGCATCTGAAGCGCAAGGTGACTACTCAATAGCAATTGGATATCAAGCTGCTAACGCTAGTCAAGGAGGATCTGCTATAGCTATCGGTGGCGCAGCCGCCAAGTATAGTCAATCCCAATTTGCGATAGCAATTGGAGATTCCGCCGGATACACGAATCAAGGTGACTTTTCAATAGCAATTGGTTATCATGCTGGTGAAATATATCAATCAGATAACAGTATTGTTTTAAACGCAACTGGAAGTGCGTTAGATGCTACTCAATCTGGGTTCTTTGTTAAGCCAGTAAGAGCTGCGACAACTGCTAAGGTAATTTATTATAACGATACTACAGGTGAAATGACCTACGGTGATGCACCTAGCGGTGACAGCGGCGGCAGTTCAACAGTAACAGCTAATCTATCAACTATGCAGTATCCTAGTGGCTTTTATAATAACCAGTACGGAACATATAACTTCACTGGATCGTATAACAATGGTATATTCTACTTTGCCGACATGAATGATACCTCAGCATTTGAAACTGCCGCCCCGACTAGTGTAACATTTAATGATACATATAATAATACTACATGGACAATAACAGGAGTAACAGCAATTTCTCGAATGGGGTCTGCTACTATTCAGTTTGGATGGTCTAGCGCAACACCCACTAGCCCGTCTACAGGTTCTACTCCTACGCTAAGTTATACTAGTTCATCAGGTGGCGGCTCAAGCGGTGTTAATGGCGGGCCAAACGGTACCACATATGTACAGATGAGAACCGATACTAACAGGTATGGCGGTAGGCTCACATCTGGAATGATACGTACCGGCGGGATGATGAGTTCATTAACTATTACAATTCTGTATGATGGATTTGGCGGGTACCCGGGATTTAATGTTGATTCTATGATGTATAATATACAAGGTATTGATGTCTGGACAGGGGTTTCGAGTTTTTCCGACGTGAATGCGATAACGATGAATCCTCCGACATTTACAATAAATCAGAATACAGACGCTAATATCCAAGTCGGAAGCGATGACGGTATGGGTCAAAGTGGTGCTATGTATTTTTTCAGCCCGTCGAGTCAAACATTAACTAACTTAACTGGATCGGCAACTCCATCGGATCCGTGGTCGGTTCCGTCAGCATAAGGACATACAATGACACATAGTATAATATTAGAATACGCTGCTAACAATCCAGCATGGGCTGAAACCCAGGCCTATGTGTTTAGACGACATAGAGATGTATTATTGGCAGAAGTTGTGTGGAAGGCAGAACGTTATCAACGTGAGCTTCGCTTAGGATTACCGACTACAGACACGGCTGAAACAATAGCAGCACTTGACCAGTATATTAATGACTTATGTAATGTACCTCAGCAAGCAGACTTTCCGTTTAATATAGTTTGGCCCATTAAGCCTTAACAATAAATAATAGCACTTATTTGGAGTATTATATGAAGAAGTTTTTAGCTATTGCCCTGCTGTTTGCTGCAGGATTAGCACAAGCCTGGGAGCAACGTGCTCCGTTACCAGTACAGGCTTGCCAAGTACATAGCCCATACGGTTGGGCACAAACAGCACGTACCGCAAATCCAATTTGCCGTGAAGCATATCTAGTAGCATACGATGCTCCGGTTAAGATCCCAATGTACGTTGCCTATACCTTATTACCGCAAAATGCGTTAGGCTGTTTCCCTCGCACAAATGCGTTCGTAGCTGATGCGAGCGTACCAGGCGGTGCTCGTCCAGATGACTACGCCGGCACAGGCTACGACAAAGGTCATGCTGCTCCGGACGGGGATTTAAGCTGGAGCCAAATTGTAGAGTACGAGAGTTTTTTAATGACAAACATGTACCCTCAACACGGATCTTTAAACAGGGGAATCTGGAAGTTGTTGGAGACATCCGTACGAGGCTGGGCAGTACAAACAAACCAGAGCTACACGATATTCGTTGGGGCATTCTATGGCGCTGGTGATCCTACTATTGGCAAGGGCGTTATTGTTCCACACGGTTTCTATAAGATTGTAATTAACAATAACACAAAACAAATAGCAGGTTGGGCATTCCCGCATACTAAGCCATACGTTAACCTTGGCAACGACTTGACTAAGTTCCGCATGCCAATTGCGCAAATTGAACAGCAAGCTGGAGTTAAATATGCTTACCCAGCAGGCGCAGTAGAGATACAACCTGGACAAGAATGGCCTGTAAACTACGGAGCTCTTACAAATGCTAAACGTGCTAAGTGCGGCAAAGCCGACGACTGATCCAAATGATTATCCAGTCTATCCAGAAGAAGACGGTAGCGATCGTCCTCGCAATCCTTACAGCCCTGTATGAAGGATTGGCAGCTTATGGCTGTGGTGTAGCAGGACTACCGTACTACGGAGATACTAATGAAGATAAGTGAAATTATTTCTGAAGCTTGTTGGAAAGGTTATAAACAAGTTGGTATGAAGAAGAAAGGCAAGAAGACAGTGCCTAACTGCGTACCAGTAAAAGAAGATTGGAATAGCGTTAACAAGAAAGACAAGACCGATGGATTAAGCCAAAAAGCAGTTAATGCTTATCGTCGTGAGAATCCAGGTAGCAAGTTAAAGACCGCAGTTACTACTAAGCCTAGCGAATTAAAGCCAGGCAGTAAAGATGCTAAACGCCGCAAGAGTTTCTGTGCTCGTATGAGTGGCAACAAAGGTCCTATGAAGGATGAGAAGGGTCGTCCAACTCCTAAAGCTAAAGCATTGAACCGTTGGAACTGTGAATGAAATCGTCAGACTTTGAAATTCGCAACTACGAAAAGTTAGATAAGATATTGTCTAAACTTTGTGCTCTAGTTGTTGAAGGACAAAAGACTAAGCCAGAGTACTATGGTAAAGTAGCTGCTGCTGTATTAGATCCAGATAACAATCTAGTAGCTCGATTAAATTACCCTACTGACAACGGTAGAGTACACGCTGAACGTGCTGCTATGGAAGCATACGAAGAACAGTACGGTAGTATACCAGAAGGTAGCATTGTATTAACAACACTAAGCCCATGTAGTGAACACATGACTGAGAGAGACGGTCCTAGTTGTACGGACTACATTAACAACAGTACAGTTAAGAAAGTGTATTGCGGATATGATGATCCTACACAAGATGAAGACCAACGTGCGTTTAATATACTAGAAACTAAAGACTCTGAGATTAGAGACTTGTGTAAAACATTTGCTGATACATTTATACACGGTGTTAATGAAAACTTTGCTGACGGCCGCAACCCACAAGACAAGGGTGACAGCAAACGTCACGGTATTAATACTAAAGCTAGTGTAAGTAGCCTACGTAAGACTGCTAAACAAGGCGGACGTAAAGGACAATTAGCACACTGGTTGGCTAATATGAAAGCTGGAAGAGCTAAGAAGAAATGAAAACTATAGACGACATTTACTATAACTTCTGGGGTAAACAAAAACCAAAGTTTACAGAAATGGAGCTGGCCTTAATGGAAGGCGGACACTGCCTGGAGAACAACGATGAAAAAACTATTAGTAGTACTGGCACTAAGCCTATCAGGATGCAGTTCCTTGCTGGATTACATTCCCAGTCGCTGGGACGTAAACCAAGCTAAGTCTATTACAGACATACAGCAACAAGCACAGCGTTTTGATTGTAAAGGCGACCAAGTAGCACAAATCACAGTGTTGGAACAAAACGTAGATTGGTTTGTTATCTACAGTAAAACAAAACCAACAAGAGATATTACTAAACTAACAGATACATTACAAAAGACTGTAGCTGAGTATAAGGAGCGAGCAAGCAAGGGCCCAGTAAGTCCAATGTACTGCGAGCTTAAACGTAAGATTATTATACAACAAACTGAGATCTTAGCGGGCTCAGTACAGGGGAGATTCTAATGAGCCACGTATTACAGGATTTAGTCAGCAGCGGAAATTGGGCAGCTGAAAGAGCACAATATGCTCTACAAGTAGATGAGGCAGTACGAACAGGGCAGCTAAGTCCTAGTGAAGCTAAAGAAATTCTAGCAGATTTAATCAGTACAGAAAAACTAGATGAAGCAGCCGCAGATCAACAGACTCGTGCTATGTTAGTCTTTGGCGTAACTCAACTCGCTAGTATGTATTAAAACTTATTGAACACTACTTGTAGTGCTTCTATAAGATCTTCAATCATTCCGTCATCGTGATATGGTGTTGGAGCAAATCGTAAACGTTCTGTTCCAACTGCTACTGTTGGGTAGTTGATAGCCTGTACATAAATGCCATAGTCGTTTAACAAGGCATCACTCATTGCCTTAGCACGTTTAGCATCTCCTACTAAGATAGGAACAATATGGGTAGTGCTTTCCATAACAGGTAGTTTAGCTTTTTGTAATCTATACTTTAACTTACGAGCACGCTCTTGATGTAGATCACGCAAGTCGTTGTGATCCTTAAGGTATTTTACAGCAGCTAATGCGCCGGCACACGTGACAGGGCTCATCGATGTTGTAAAGATAAAGCCAGCCGCAATACTACGAATGGCGTCTATCACTTCGGCATCAGCAGCAATATACCCGCCCTGTACTCCGTATGCTTTGCCCAGGGTTCCATTAATAATATCAATCTTGTCCTGTAAGCCGTATTTCTCTGACTTGCCGCCGCCTGTGTCTCCGTACAGCCCTACAGCGTGTACTTCGTCTAAATAGGTAATAGCATTGTACTTTTCTGCTAAGTTACAAATTTCAGCCATTAAACTAACATCTCCATCCATGCTGTATACACTTTCAAATACAATACAAGGTGTATCTCCTGCAGCTACTACAGTTTGTAGAATTTCTTCTAGCATAGTCATATCGTTATGCTTGAATACAGTTTTGCGGGCTTTACTATGATTTATACCTACTATCATGCTATTGTGATTCTTACTATCGCTGATATAATGTATGTTTGGTATAATTTTAGCAAGAGCAATTAATGTCCACTCGTTAGCTACATAAGCACTTGAGAACAGCAAGGCACTTTGCTTTTTGTGTAAGCTAGCGAGTTCGTGTTCTAAAGCAACGTGATAATGGCTTGTTCCAGCAATGTTACGTGTGCCACCGGACCCTGCGCCTGTCATGTCTAATGCTGTATGCATAGCATCAAGGACAACCTTGTGCTGGCCCATACCCAAATAATCGTTTGAACACCAGTTTACAATGTTCTTAATGTTATAAGGCCCATACCAAATAGCGTTGGGAAACTTGCCGTTCTCACGTAGAATGTCGTTAAACACACGATATTTGCCGTTATCTTTTAAGTCTGAAATTAAGTTTTGAAAGGGTTGCTTGTTTATCATAAAGCTATTTAACGCTAAATATTGTATAGAATGCGTGAATATGGCAGCAGAACGCTGTTATCGAGGAAATTATGACTATCCACAAACTAAAATCCATTAAAATACTTGGAATAAGCACAGACGAATACA